AGGAGCTCCCGTACCAAAAGAAAAGCATGGTGTGCGATTTAAAGACCATTTAACGTTTGAACTAAATCTGTTTGTTAGGATATCTGGATTTAATGCTCCAGAAAGTATTAGATCAAAACCGTAAACTTTTTTATCGTTTGGCGGATCAGTAACAACAATAGTTCCTGTACTTCCACGAAAATCAGCAACAAACACACGAGAACTAGAACCGTACATCTGACCATCAAATTCCCCAATAGTAGGATTTATGGTACAGGTAATTCCTGAACCAGAACCTATAGAATTAATGGCAGCGGTAGAGCCAGTCCATCCTCCGCCACGAACCAGCTCGAAAATATTTGCAGACACAAAAGTAACAGATTCCACACCAACATTAGTGGGATCTGATGGTAGAGTTACACCAAAAGTATTAGAAACTCTTTGCGGTAATCCAGTTGAACCGAATGTTATTAAATTTCTGTCAGTAGAAGCAGAAACAGGTAATGTTACGCCAGAAGCACTACTAAGAAGATTAACGTCTACGCTAGTAGTATTATCAGTAACTGTGAATGTTGTGTTAGAGCTGTTGACAAATCGTATAGGTCTGGTTTGTATATTATTACCAGTAACACCGTAACCTAGACTAACACCAGTGCCTATATTAGAAATTGCTAGTAAATAAGAGGCATTTCCAGTTGCTCCGTATATCTGTACTAGAGTGGAATAGGTTGAGCCATCAGAAAATGATGTTACCAGAAATCGATTAGTTAGAGTAATTCCAACCACATTAGAGCCAGTAGGTCCAGTTAATCCAAATCCAACGGGACCAGTAGCACCAGTCGGACCAGTGGGACCAGTAGGTCCTGTTGCACCAGAACCCATAAGTCCGTTAATAACACTGGAGCCACGTGTAGCCATATTGTATTATGCCTCTAATGCAGTAATTCGATTGCTTAACGAAGTTAATGTTGCTTGTAAATTAGTAGTTGTTCCTACAGAAAGATTTCCTGTTACAGACAGGGATTCTACCGTTAATGAGTCTGGAACAAATGTAGAGGCACCACTTGTAGTCTGTATGTACGGCACAAGAGAAAGTCCAGATTGATTGAATCCTGTTGGCACAGTAACTGCTGGAATTGTAAATTTATTTATTTCTGTTGCGGTTGCAATAGCTGTTTGTGTTCCGCCTGGAATACTAATAAGAATTCCAGAGCCAATACTCATAGACGGTTCAAACGAAGCTTTTTGAACTAAAATATATCCCTCACTAAAGTTTACAGAAAGAACTGTTCCTTGATTTATTCGAACTGTTCCGTTAAGTTGAAATATTTGTTTACCAACCCAACCAGAAGGAGGAGAAGCAATTGATACCTTTTCAACATACGGACCTGCGGTTGTTGAATAAATAAGAAATAATTCTGGATATAGAGATTTTTCTTCTAATCTATCAGAGCTAACATTCAACCAATTGCTGTCGGCTACCACAGTAGAAGGAAGAAGTTGAATGTTGCCAGCACCAGCAGCAACAATACTTACACTAGCACTTCCTCCTGTTTTGTAACCAATATAATTTGTAACAATGCCGTTATAACTTCCGTGAGGAGCAACCTGAAATACTGGCTTAACAATTTTTTCTCCAGGAGTAGAGGTGTCTATATTTCCCACTAAATTTCCAGAAGTGGTTGCATCTAAAAATAAGATGTCAAGACCGCCTGCTGATCCACACAATCCAGCTAAACGAGCAGCAGGATATGATATAGAACCGTGAGTAACAATGGTGTACTGACCACTAGAAATCGACTCTACCACGCCAACTACTTCGGCATTCATCTCAGAGTCTGCTTGAGACTTTTTATACATTCCAGTTATACCAGCACTTACCGATGTGGGATCAAATCGAACCACATCACCAGCAGTAATACCAGACTGGATACTATATCCTTGACCAGTCTGTACCTTTATAAAAATACGAGACGTATCTTGTGACAAAAACACATATGGGGCAAAAACTCTTGTATTCTGAGAACTGGATGTGTAAGCCATTAATTATCCTTGTTATTGTAATTTAAAATCTGCGTCTGCGGTATAGTGAAATTTAACTTCATCTAAACTAGCTACTGGACCACTAGCACTATTAAACGAAATATTCATTCCACGTTTTCCTGTAGCAGAAACTGCAACATTACTATAGGGAAGTGAGCCTGCTCCCAAACGAGTAAATGTAGTTGTTCCTGACCAAGGATAAGTATAACTAGCACCTCCTAAACCGCCAGTCCCTGGGTCTACATTTAATCTGTTACCTGAACTTACATTAAAAATATCACCTACAGCACCAGATGGTGTGTACAGCCCAACTACAGGAGACTGAACCATTTCTGTTGGAAATTCTATAAAATATGTTTTTTGTGTATTAAGATTACCTATTTGTAACCGTTGATGGTTTAAACTAGTATCATCTGAACAGCCAGCAGTCTGACCTAATTCGTAAGTTGTTTGGTAATAGGGTTCACATTTCAACAATTCTTGTTGAGTATCTACTAACACATCCTTGCCGTATGGAACATAATCCAACTGAACTTGAGCAATACTTAGTGTTACTCCTCCGAGTTTACCAGCAGTTAAACCGCCAATACCAAAACCTATACCAAACCAACCGTCTTCTTCTCCGCTTACCGTGATGGGTGCATTCCAATTATTAAGTCTTGTTGCAGTGGTTTCTGCTCCCACCCATCCACTTTGGTGTAACCACTGAGTAGGAGTAATTACTAGATCATATCTCTGCCATGTAGGTGAAACATTTATAGTATTATTATTATATACTGCAACAGCATTTTGTATGGAATGAGTAATGCCGTTACCATCAGGCGAACCAAGAATATCAGCAAAAGGATTGTCTGCATATCGTGTTACTAGTATTTGAGGAATAGTTCCCGTGATGCCACCTACAGTTTTTGACCAAAAAGATAAATATAATGTACGATCTAAACCAAGTTTGGCACCCTTTTGAATATGTTCAATTCTTGGGTATATTACAGGTCTAAAAGAATTTCTTGCTGAAGTTATACTACTAAACTGACAAGCAACATCAATATAATATGGACTACCGCCAAAAACTCCTTGATTACCACCAGTAAAGCCTTGTCTCTCAACCGACAGAGTTATTCCTGTGCAAACTTCTGGATTTTTAACCACAAACCATCTATCGGCAAATGGTGTTGAAAATGTACTCAGAGAACCTGTTGTAAGACCAGTCACCCCTCTTTGCCAAATACGGAAAGATCCATTAATTAATAAATCTCCGCTTTCGTCAGAATCTCCAGTTAATCCAGCAAGAGCATTTACTTGTTGTGCTACAACATTTAAAGAATTTGTCAAATCATTTATATAAACTGTTGTTGGATTTTGTGTTTTGTCTAAGGTAATAACTGCTGTAGTGGCATCAGTTTTAATAAAATCTAAAAATTTATAAGAAGGATTGGTGTCAGTAAATAGTAAAGAACCAGAACTATTTGTGTTTGTTGTGTTTTGAAATGTTACTGTTGCATCTGATTCCAACTTAGACATACTTAAATTACCACTTAAAGCAGTTTCTGTAAGAGGATAAAAATTTGTATCTAAATTTGTAACTGCAGTAGTAAAAGATCCTCCTGGAGTAGTTATTTCTAAAATTACAGAAGTTCCTGTGTCTAAAATAAGTTCACTAACTAAACCTAAAAAGTTTGGACCAGTGAAAAAAGAAAGATCTAAAACGTCACCTGTATTATTATTATCATATTTTAACACTATTATATTTTTATGAGAAGAATTATTTAATTTTCCAGATAATTTTACATTATCTAAATTACAAAAATTACATTTTGAATTATTACCAACATCAAAATAAACACCCTCATTTATTATTACTTCACTAGTTGCGTTATCAGGAAACAGATAAACTAAATCTCCAGGTTTAATGCTGGCAGTAGTTCCATATTCATTCATAGTGGCATCATAGTATCCACTACCAGAATAATCTACCTGAACCACAATCTTGTTGTCTAGTTCTGCACTAATACCAGCACTAATTCCTTCTATCAGAATTCCACGATACGGAAGAATTGCTCCAGAATTTCCTGTAATTCCCAACAGGATAGGCTTGGATACGTGTCCGTAACTAGTTGGCTCAACTGTTGTGATTCCTCCAGGAACAGTTGGACTCAGAAAGTATGCTTGTCCTGGAGACAGGGTTCCACCAGAAATTCCTAGAATATTTCCAATAGTCTTAGCAAATGCCGTATTATTAATGGAACCATAAGTTGCAACAACGGTACTAGACGCAGTTTTATCTACAACAATACCTAAAACTTCAGATCCGCTTGCACTAGATGCTACGGCAAACGTTAATCCTAATACGGAATCTACTCGGACCACATTACCTGTAGTTAAGCCAGAAACTGCAGGAGTAATACTGATTGTGGTGCTGGAAATTGAAGGAACTGCGCCAGCAAAGGTTACGGTACCATTAAACTTGATATTGCCGTCAAAAGTTACTCCAGTAGTTACTGTGTTTGCGTGACTAAACGTGTAATTGCCAGAATTAGTGTAGGTGATACCAATACCGTCACCAGCAAATCCCTTGTACATGCTGATACCATTCAATGCATTAATGGCTGTGTTTGTAGTATTAAACCAGGTATTAAATGTATCTGATGTTGTTAGCGGTGTGATTGGTGTTGGCATTTGTTAAAAATATCCTATTATATTCTGATAATATGTAAGTTGTTTACGAAATTTACTTCTGCGTTAGTTGTTGTGTTTACTGCACCACATATTGGAAGAAAGGTTTCGCCTGTACCAACAGACGAACTAGTTCCAAATCCTACCACCTTTAATTGTAGTCGGGAAGCACCGCAAGGACCATTAATCACATTAATATTAGTTTGATCTTGAATGGTGTTGTCTTCGTCTGTTCCTGGCGGAACCGTTGATGTGCAAGAAATTGTAATTGGTTTCACAATCATTCCGTAGTTGGTGCTCGCTGATGGTGGAGAAGCAGTAGTAAAATTTGAAATTAAGGTTTGATCTGTGGCATTATAAACCCAGACTCCAAGACCACCATTAAAATTTTTGCTTTTTGCCAAGTACCAGCCAGCACCAGCAGTCAAGGATATAGAAGTAGCGGTACCAGTACTAGTGATAAGAGTGGGAGTAAGAGGTGTACATCCGTCCCATCCTGGACCTTCCACAGAACCACCAGAGGCAGTATCAAATATTGCCTTGGTTAACCAGGAAGACCCCATAGTCTGAGTCAAAGTCTGCTGAACATAAAAAATTTCTTGCATTTCATTGAGTTCCGCAGCTTGAAGAGGAAATCCAGGTCTAAATGCCACAGCATAATAATTCTTTGCAGCATCTATCTGTGATTCTATACGGCTGCGAAAAGGATTAGTGGTAAGCGGAAATCCTGTTTTGAATGGGTCTGTTATGCTCATTTGTAGTTATTTTTATCCTGTAAATGTATTTATACTAATATCAAAGTTGTATGTTTTAACTGTTCCTGTGCTTCCGTTTGATATAGGAACATCTAATACTCCAGCCGACAAGTATTCTCCCTGAGTTTTATCCAAGACTGGTGCTGCTTCTATATACCATACTTCATATTCTGTTCCGTCAATAGTCCATGTGTCTCCTAAACTTATCGCTCCTGGATTATCGGTAACATAAGCAATCACACCATCCACCGTGCAACTTTCTATATCAGTAGTATATGAGATTTTACCATTAGCAGACCGTCTTACCGTTGAAAACACATTATAACCACCAAGAAATACATTTCTGGTAGTACTCACAGTACCATAATTTGTAGGTGACGTGTTTAGATTTCTTGGTATGTATGGGGTTTGTTCTGCCATTTAATAATCCTTATAATAATCCACATTGTGTAAAAGCTGATTTTAATTTAAGGAATACACGATATTCCATACTAGTTACCACACTACTATTTTGAGTAAATTCGGCTCGACCACCACCAGTTAGTCCTGGATTTGCCATTATTGCGTATTTGTTTATGGTGTCAATACCAGAAGCTGCTTTAACTTCAGTACTCGACAGACTACTCTTAATTTTATAACTCTTTGCAGGAACTAATAATTCAGTGCTTTCAAAGATTCCTTCTGGGAATGTGTATAAGTCGATAACAGTATTCAGTATATTGCCTGCAGTAGTTCCAGAAATTAAATGATCAGGAACCAAGTAATTTTGACCAGGAGATAGAGTTTCAATCCCGTAAACTTCATAAGAATTTACTCCAGTTTGCGTGGTCTTGAGCTGAACACTAGCCCCAGTTCCAATCGGATCAATTACGTTTACTATTGGATTTGGTGTGGAAACAGTCTTTTGTTGTGTTGTTAAATTAGTTAGATCAATGGTGGCTTTCATAACACCAGCAGTGTTTGTGAAATTACTCAATAGACTCAAAGCAAATTCGTTGCTACTTCCAAGAACAAAATCATATTTGTTTGCTTCTAGGGTTTCAGCAAGAGTGGAAATGATGGTGGTAGCCGCACAAAGAGGATTTTCTCCAGTGCTACTGGATGTGATTGACCCAGCAGTATATCCGTTTAAAAATATTGGTTGTCTGTCTAGAATATCAGCTAATTTTTGGCATTCGTAACAATCCGAAAATATAGTTTCGTTAGATACATCACCCTTATTGTAAACTTCGCCAGTAAGTTCGTCTGAAGTAGTATTTTTAAAATACAAACAACAACACCCAAAACTAGTTACTCCAGAACCACAAAGAGGTTCGTATTTTTCTGCAAATGTACTATATTCCTGTTTAACATTAATATCATATAGAGGAAGGTCGGTATCATTAAGAAAAATCAATTGACTAGGATCCAGTTTAAACAAAGGCAACCAAGAATAACCATCAGAATAACTTTGTACTGCGGGAGTTTCGTGGTTTGGTATCACTGCTGAAGTAATGACGGATCCGTCTACTCGATTATTTGTATTACTGGATACGCACAAATATACAATATTATTACTCTGATTTAAAACATAATAATTATCTGTTATTCCTGGAGTCCACGGAACATATTTTTTCCCAGCTTGCCACGGATTATTTGATGCTACTAAAGCTCTTTTGTTTTCTGGAATTCTTTGAGCAAAAGAAGAATCTGCGTTGGGTTCAAAACCAGCATCAATAGCAGTACGATTTCCACCTAATACTAGAAATAATTCTTTAGGTACTTTGTTTAACGTGAGGTTAGATAAATTAATTTGTGGCATGATTCTTCTTTGTTAATTAAGGGCAAACAGTAATACTTCTAGTTTCGTTAGGAAAAGTAAATCCTTCCAATGGAGATAATAACACAAAGTCCTTTATATTTATCATACCAAATGTCATCCCAGGAAAATATTTAACAGAAATTTCTTCATCCCATGAAGGAAATGTGTATGTTGGAGCAGAAGTGAATCCAGGATAGCAGACAGCAAGAGAATCAAAAGAACCTAAAGTATATCCTCGATAATTTATTATTATTGGTGTTTCAAAAGTTTTTGCTACAATATCATCTTCGACATTATCAAAAATATCTTGTCTGGTTTGAAAGAAATCACTAGTTCCTGCTGGATGGAGTAGAGGACGAACCACAGTTTCGTAGTTTGCGGGAGATAATCCAGACACATTAACCACATACGAATAATCTTGCCATATATCGTTTGCATCATATAATACGGAAAAATTCAAATAACTAGCAGTCATTTGTGGGTTAAATGTTGTAGGATTATCAACCTGAAACTCAGTTTCAGTTTGCATCCAATCAAATGTACCACTATTTAACCGCATTACATATTTTTTAGGATAAGAAACTGATATTCGTTCTGGTTCCACACCAAATAGTTCATTTATAACTAATTTAAAACTCTCATCAGTTCCTTTACGAGAATATAGATTAATTTTTACATTATCTATTAAATTTTTTATATCTTTTTCGTCTACTATACCATCAGTATATCCTGGACTATTAATGTATTCAGAAGGTAAAGAATTTAAATAAGTACTAGCCAGATATTTTACATAATCTCCTGGCATTTGTTCTAGATCAGTAAGATCTTCTAATCTAAAAAAACTTACTTCATTAATGTCTTTAGTATAGCAGTTTAACCATTGATAATATGCATCTGTTAATGCGATTAGACTAGCAGAATCACCACTATCTTTTTGCAACCAATAAGGAAATAATTCGCTAATATTTATTGGATATTTACATGTTCTTGGAAGGGGTTGTGATGGAGTAAAAAACTGAGCAATTGGTTGTGCCACAGAACCAAATTTTGTTTCCGAATCTACTTCCCCTATACTAGATACTTCAGTATTAGTTTGATTTGTTTTATTAGGAATATTTTTATTAAAAAACAAAATCATAATATTATGTACTTATTGTTGTGTTAGCTACTAATATGAATTCGTTTTTAATTATAATATTATCTGGATATCTTGGAGTTACTATTATTGAAGTTTTTATATCTTTTGGCAAAACATCTGCGTTAATAGTGATATAACCTTTTGTATAATTAACAAATCCTAAACTTCCAATATCAGTAGATCCCACATAACCGTGAAGCTTGCCCTCTAGACCAAAACCACTAGAATCAAAAATAGTTGGTTTATCTTTAAGAATAATACTAGATCCATTGTAGGAAAACGAATCAGAATATACTGCAGATCCTGTTGAAGATCTGCTAGTTACTGGAAGAAATTCATTTTTAAAATATACATTTTTTGATACACTTGAACCAAAAACACTCAATACTAAAGAAATACTATTTAATGATATGCTAGTTATATTTGGATATAAACCAAACACAGTTTGTTTTATGTCTCCAATTTTAATACTGTCGTTAAAGGTTTTAGTGGTATTATATAAATCATTAATAGTGTTCTGGATTAGAGTTATTTGAGAGGTTCTGGCTCCACTAACTAATATATTCATATTTGCAGTTATTATTTGAGATTGTATATATTCTGGAATGATTGTGACTACACTCTTAGAATTCAACAGAGTAATACATTTTTGTACCGATGGTGTAGTTTTTATTAATGTTTCGTCAGCAAAAGACACAAATACTCTTCCATAAGTTGGAGGATCTGCTTCTTCTCCGCCCCAAATACTTAACTGATCCTGAGAAGTAATGTTAGCGGGAAGAGTGTCGGAATTTAGTAATATTCCGTAATAATCGTCTCGTGTTACTGCTCTATCATTAGAAGCAAACATTTTAGGAGCAAAGAATTTAATTAAATCTAAATCAGCACCATCAGTACCACCACTAGATGTCGTTACACTATTAACAACAAAATCACTATTAATTACTGAATTTGTATTATTTGCTGCAGCTCCAGAAGGAATCAGATAAGACACAGTAACAACATCGGTATCAACGATATTTTTACCAAAAGTTGATTGATAATCATTAATAGATCTTTTACCAAATATTATATAAAATCCAGCACTTGTTCTGTCTAAAAAATAAATATTTCCTTCCGAACCAGAATCAACTTGAGTTGTGTTGTGTCTAGTCCAAACAACTTCGTTAACTTTTACAGTTAACGTATTAATATCAATATTAGTATTACCTAAGAAAACCTTTTGTTCTGCAGTATCAACGCCAATTTCTAAATTATTAACAACAGATGATGCTTCATAAAGAACCAAATCTGTTTCTGAGGCTACACTGATTTGGTCTAGTGAATAATATAGATAAGAATTTCCTGATGGAGTAAAAGCAACAAACGCAGTTAAATATGGAGCAACTTGTACTGTTCCTGCAGAAGGTGACACATTTAATTCAATTTTAGCTGATGTTTTTCCTGGAACCAAATAACCTAACGGTTTGACTAAAGACACAATACTATTTTCTAAACTAGCAGTACTTAAAAACGTTTCATTAGCAATCATGTTGCTATAAAATGAATAAAATAATGTGTTATAAGCAAACACGTCTAATAGAGTATTTAATGCAGATCCAGAAAAGTCGTAACCAATAAATTGAGGATTTTGTGTTGCATCATTTAAAAATGCCTTTAATGAAGTTTTAATGTCATCAAAAGTGAGAGATGATATGTTTATTTTAGGGTTTGCCATGTGGTTACTTTATTATAATGGTATTACTACTACTTTTATTGTGTTTTGGTCATAAATTGTACGATATTCTACAGTTATAATCCAATTTCCTTCTCCTGAATCCCTAATATCTATGGTTTGTATGTCTGCTCTTGGTTCATATGAAGCTATAGCAGCCGCAAAGGATAATCGTTTACTTTCTATGTCTGTTCTGGAAGGACTATTGAATACTAAACTATACGCATTTCCTCCAAAATTTCGAGAAAATAATTTTTCTCCTTGAGTGGTTAAAATTATATTTTTAATAGATTGAGAAATAGCATTGGCATCATATTTAACACTAATATCATTAGTTAATTCGTTTTTAGTAAGTAAAAAATCTATATCAGTAAATTTTGTAGTTGCCATAAATTAACCTCTTTTACTAGTATTTATTGAGTATTGATAATCAGGATCGTGATAATTTCCGTCCCTCATTAGATATAATATCATGGAGTGTTTTTGACTAGTAATTACGTGTTCATTCTTATAAACCATCCACCTTCCCGCAAATCTAGTTTCAGATATATTTTTCATTTCTGGTGTTGGCATGTTTATATTTACTAGATTACCTGGCTTTATATCGAAATCACCATTCACAACAATTTTTACACGTTGATAGGTTAGTAAAGCAGTTTGAGCTTGTCGGTAGAGTGGTGTCTCTTTAGGAGTATTCCAGAAGGTAGCATTTGTTTTAGAATATTCTAAATAACGAGGAAAGTATGATATTTTGGTGCCATTTTCTTCTGTTGATCCAGAAGCACCAGAAGCACCAGAGGCACCAGAGGCACCAGTTAATCCATCGAATGGAAAGGATGCTGTTCCTCCTGAGGAAGCACCAGTTAATCCGTATGATTTTCGGACAGGAGCATCTATATTATAAGTATTTTCAGTGCTAATGCCCTTGCTGATACCAGTAAATCCTGAAGTAGAACCAGTAACGCCTAGTATATCTGCGCAATTATAAGAACATGCTGGATTAGAATAATCAATTCCAAACCAATCTACAGAAAGATTCTTTTTTATTAAATTACATTCATTAGTTTTAAATTTTAAATCACGTAATTCTTCTTTAGTTGGCTCTTTTACACCAGGTTTTAAATTTTTAGGGCAATTACAAAGGGGATCGCTTTCGGGACATTCCTCGTTAGAAACGTATCCATTAGGATTCATACAAGGTCCTAATTCATCAATTTCAAAATATCCTAATGAATTAGTATTTAAAACGACATCATAAGCTTTTTCTGTTCCAGAACCAATTGGACCATAATCGTCTTTTGAAAAATTAGAAATTTTAATTATTTTACTCATTTTTATATTCCTATTAATCGCCAGAACATTTTCCACAGATACCATCATGAGCATTCACTACATCAAATAAGTACATATTAGATTTTTGCTTATTAATTCCTGCAGTAAATCCTTTAATATTCTGCATAACATCAGAAGATACTGCTTGTAATTGCACAATTCTGCCACCATAATATGTTTGGTCGGGACTACAGTTGTTCTTTATAGCTATTAAATTTTCTCCAACAGGCATCATTTTAAAATGTTTTGGATATGAAGTTGTTAGTTGTCTGTCTTCGTAACTTAGTGTATTAGCAGGAACAGAGATTCCAGGACCTATAGTTAAAGTTTGATTTCCATTTTCTAATTTAGAAGGAATAAATGAATTTAAAAGTTCGTTTAAATTATAAGCACTTTTCCCTTTAGCATGTTTTGGTGAACTAATAAAAACAAACCAAAAGGATATATTTCCTTCGGCTTCTATAATTTCATAAGATGTGTCTGTTATTTTATCAACTTCTGATCTAGGCCATAATTCTACCTGTTTCCATTCGTATCGATAAACTCCACTAGGTGGACCGTCAGTTACAGGGACTGCCTTAGTAAGGACTGCGAAAAAACTACCACTTAGAGTAGACTGATCACAACAAATAGTATTACGATACACATCCCATTGCATTTTAATTCTTTTGGCATTAGCATAATCAGTTCTAGCTTTTGTTAATTCCCATTTAATATCTTTATAAATTGTTCGAAGAAATGCTCCAGGTAATTCAGAAAAATCGTATTGCGCTTGCCAATATTCAGATTCAATTCTAGAAACTTGTTTAGCTCCTGGATGTTTATCCAGCAAATCTTGTTTATTACGAATATCATAACCACCATTTTCTTTAGATAAGGCTAATTTATCACCCAAATAACCATGAGAAGAACTAAAATCATAGTGATTCCACCAAGGAAGATTTTTTGCGTTATTTGCATTGCTGTAAAATCCATAATTTAAATCAGAAATTCTAATAGCTGAGTAATCTATTTTAATAAAAAAATCATTTAATGATTGTTTATTGAATGGAGGATTAGACGCAATTCGCAACCATTTATTACCATCAGTTTTATAATTATAAGTTATTTGTTCTTGCAAAAGACTACCAGATACAGCAGTAGCTCCAGTAAGACCAATAGAATTATCCATAAAACCACGCCATGCGTTACCCCAATTTGGAATTATTCTAATATATTCGCTAAATGCTGCACCAGAATCGTACAATTTAAGAAGAGCAGTATCACTAATAACTTCCATTGAAATTATTGTGTCTTGATAATTTTCACTCTGACCACGATCTCCTGCTAGATTATAAGTTCCTTTAAAATTATTTTTATCCTTTAATAAAGATTCAACACATTTAAAATTCCATTTATTTAAATCTTCCCAAAAGAAAAAATTAACAGCTTTAGGATTATCAATAAAACAAGCATATTCACAAATATAATTCATCAACTGAGAAATTCTTAAGCCAGTTGCAATTTTAAATAAAGGATAGAAAAAATTTTCAGTTTTTAACCAAATATCATTGTATGTGTTATCTGCTTCTAATTTTAAGTTTGGTGCAAATTTTGCCATCATATCCTGAACAAAACCAGACATAGAAGCTTCGTGTTTCTTGAATTCAGCTGGATCAAATCCTGCTGGAAGTATAGAAGATGGTTTGGATTCTGCATTTTTTGAGATTTTTCCAATATAATGCGACTCAAATGCAGTATCAAAATTTTTATTAACAAATAATTCTGATGAGAATCTTATAGTTACTTTGTTTACAGTACCAATAGGTCCACTTACTTGCTTACTAGCAAGATCAGAACTTACACTTATATCCAATACTCTATAATTATATGCCTTTCCGTTAAAGGTAAAATAAACATTGTCATGAGTACTGTTCAAATTTAATTGATCTGTAATATACGTTGAATCGAAAAAACTTATAGACCCAAATATAGCTTCAGAAAACATATCTTCGGTTATTGTAATTTGATCTAATAAAAACGATTCATTGTTTGCAAAATTACTTCTAGGAAATATTTCGAAATTATTACCAGTATTAGTAACAATACCTACATTATTAACAGTAATATTTGGAAAATTAATTTCTGTTTGTTTAATCATATCAATTCACTTGTTTTTATATTAATAACATCATCAGTAACTAATAAATTATTTATTTTTCCTGTTAATAGATTAACTTTATCGATATTTAAATAATCTATTTGCGTTTTATTATATAGATCTACATCTAATAATTGTTTTAGAGGTGTTATAAAAAATTCATTATTATTTGGTGTTTTGTAATCAGCCAAATAAACTGATTGCCAAATATTGTCATCTGTTACGTTTAACACCATACCATTTTGTTGAATGTATAGTGTAGAATTCAAATACGTATCAATTGTTAATAATTGATGTTGTATAGTTTTGATTTGTTCGTATTTTCCTTTATCATTTAGTCTCCAAAATGACACAATACTACCCGATGAGTTGTCTAAAAATATTGAAGTATTTTCCGTAAATTGATAAGTCTTTACAAAAATTCTTTTGTATAAAGAATCAACAGAACTAACAACACCAGTATATTTAAAATTTGTTCCTGATCCTTTTGTGACTATATGATCTTTTCCAGAAGCTAATCTAGAAAAAGAACCAGTCATTCCTATTGCTGGAGTTGTAGTTTGTGAACCAGTACAATCAGCATTATATGTTGTTATATTGCCCCATAATTCTAAACTTCCGTTTAGTTTTAATCCTGCAGAGTGTTTAAAACCTGCGGAAACTAAAGAATATTTAGAAGACGGAAGTGTAGCCTGACCATCGGTGTTTAACCCCCAAGCATAAGCATCACCAGAATCTGTTAATGCTAGTGCGTGACCAAAACCAGCAGCAATAGCAGTAACACCTGTAATGCCTGGAATTGATTTTTGGTTATTCGTATTATCACCCCAAACGGTAATTCCTCTGGTAGTTCCTAACACACCAACACAAAAATTATATCCACAATCAATATTAGATAATGTTACACCCGTTGGACCACTTAATCCAAAATTAACCACAGTACCATCAACTTTAATTCCAACACCACCACTAACACCACTAGTTGTCCAAGAGGTTTTAACAATCCCAGTTTCACCAGAATAATTAGTATTAAATGCAGTGCAACCACCAAAACAAACCAAATCACCATTAAAAATAGCTATTAGATTATCTTGACTAGCATCAATAAACGAATATCCGCCTATGTTGGAAGAATATAATCGATCATTCTCAGTAAATTGAGAAGAATTAAACGAAGGAACATTTCCCCATGCATATATGTAACCATTAGAATCTAAACACGCAGTAAAATAATCTCCTGCAGATACTTGAACTACACTATTTTGTTTATCAAAATTATCAGGAATTAAACTTTGACCGAATTGAGGACTACCGCAACTATTAGAAGAAGTAACTCCTCCAGCACCCAAACATTTAATAGAAAATGGTCCAGATCCTGTTTCGTAAATTATTAAATCACCAACACTAATACCAGATAAATCTACTCCTAGATATGGATCAATTTTACTGACATCTTGATAAGTAGTGATTCCAGGAAGATAATTAGAAGTGTTTGCAAATTGGTAATACTTACCATCATATTCACTTTCAATTTGTTTAGTGTAGCTGTCTTGCGATTGAGCCCATTCTCGCAGTGGATTTCTGATGCCATTGAGAAGAAATAAAGACCAAAAATAGTCAGTTCTATTATATAATCTTGATGATAATTGGTCTGGTCTTTCTCCAGGAATTGTAGTTTTTGTTAATGTGGTATTTTGATCATCTACTGTAACCTTAACTGATTTGAACAAATTTGTTACTGTTTGAGTAATGCCGTCAAAATTATACTGGATTTTAGGAAAGTATTCAAACATGTATTATTCGCCTGGATTCCTAAATCCTGCTTGCCCAATTCCTGCCAATCTTTCTGAACGACTTATTATGTTGAATAAACCTCCTCCAGATTGAAGGGCGGGTTCTAGTTCTATAAACGACATTTTGATATTTAATGCTACTGGTCTAAAATCAGATCCAATAAAGGGAGTATTTAAAATAGGAGATCGATTAATGTCTACTTTAGTCAAAACTGATGGTAGAGGCTGACCGTCCCAAGCACTTTGAATAGAAAAATCAATTGCTTGATCTACTACAACTGCTTTGAAATACCATAATGGGGGGTGTTTCATGGTTAAAAAATTATTTGTTGCTATTGGAAATACGTTTGTCTGGAATGCTAAAGCAATTGTATTCATTACCGTTGCTTCTTGAGTATTTTTTGCAACAAAATTAATATTAAAATTATGTGTTCTTCTTGCTCCTGGAGAAAGAATGCTTTCAAAATGGTCAAATCTTAATAAACCACCACCACTAAAAAAACTTTTAGCCATGTCTGCAGTAGCACTAATTTGTGCGCCAATCAATTCACCAATATTTCCTGTTTCTATTGCTCTAACATTTAAGCTGCCACCAGTTTGATATGTTTGTGAATTCAAGGTATTATGCTGTTGTGGATACGGTATTCTTAATTCAAAATTAGCATTACCCAAAATATGGTTTCTTGTTCGATTTTGAGAAAAAGTACTATAATCAGCACAATAAAAATACATCCATACTGGGATGTCGTTTTGGAAGGAGGAAGGATCTCCATCTGGAGGAAATTGGTATACTATTGCCATTTGTATAGATATATAGTTGCAATTATGGCATACAAGACTAAATATAAACCACAATTTACGACCAAATATGTAGGCAATGCCGACAATATTATTTGTAGATCAAATTGGGAACGTAAATTCTGTAAATATTTAGATCAAAACGAACAGATTATTCGCTGGTGTAGTGAAGAATTAAAAATTCCTTACCTATCTACTATAGACAAACAAATGCACCATTATTATCCAGATTTCTTGTTTGAAGCAATAAAAAATGGAATAATAGAAACTTACGTAGTAGAAATCAAACCTAAAAAGCAAACTGTGAAACCAACACCAAAAAAGAACAAAAGAGCACATCTAAACGAGTGTATCACATACGAAACTAACACATGCAAATGGAAAGCAGCTGAAATATTCTGCAAAGAACGAGGTTGGGTTTTTAAGATATTAACAGAAGATAATTTATTCCGAGCATAATATGATAAATCCAAACACACCACAAGAATCAGATATTAGTTCATTATTAACGAATTTTTCAAGAATGTCTGGGTTTCAAAAAACCAATAGATTTCGTATTACTATAACTCCTCCTGCTAATTTTAATATTCCTACTGATATTGCAATTTTTGCAACAACTATCCAGACACCAACACAGGCATTAGTTTTCTATGAAGATACCATGTCTCCTTCTGGTCCACCAATCAGTATACCTCTTCGAAGAAATTATGATGATCGGTATATTATTGAATTTATAGTAGACAAAAACTGGAATATTAGAGACTTTTTTGAATCTTGGATAAATGCTATGTTTTTAAATAGTCCAAGAAATACCATAAGTAAAAATTCAACAAAAATTGAATATTGGACTAAAATTGTTGGAAAACTTAGAATTGAAGCACTGGCAGACGATGATACAATTAACCGAACAATCATATTATACGATGTTTGGCCAAAGACTATAATTCCCACACAATTCAGTAATGACACACCAAATCAATATTTAACATTAATGGTTGATCTTAGTTATCGGTATTACGAAATTATTTAAGGATTATATTATGGCTTTAAAAGATCTAATAACATCATCATTTCCTCAGTATTGCGAAACTTTATCATCAGGAAAAACATCATGTTTTCGTCCTATGGTAGTTATGGAAGAAAAGTCGTTATTGTTAGTAAAGCAATCAAACGACAAATCAAGTATTCTTAAAACAATAACAAACATAATCAGTTCTTGTTTTGAAGATTTTGATATTAAAAATTCGACTATTGCAGATTTAGAGCATGCATTTTTATTATTAAGAGCTAAATCTCTAGGAGAAATGGAAGAATTTAATATTAAATGTCCAAATACAGGAGAAGATGTGGTATTAAAGATTAATATATTAAATGATATAAAAATAAGTAAATCTAAATGTAGTCCAAAAATCAAAATTAATAATAATTTGTTATTAATTATGGTTCCGCCAACAATCAAAACTTTGATAAAATATCCAGATTACAATACAGATTCTGAAAAAATATACCCATACATTGCTTCTTGTTTAAAACAAATCCAAACACACAAAGAAATAATCGATTGTTCTGATAAATCAGAAAAGGAAATTGTTGAATTTATTCAAAATTTAACACCACAACAATTTAAAATGATTATTGAATATTTTGATTGTTTGCCAACAGTTCAGATAGTGTCCAAATATAAGACTTCTGATGGTATTACTAGAGAAATATCCATAAAAGGTCTATTTAATTTTATAAATTTTTTTTTTGATCACTTAACCTTGGAACTATATTACCGACAAAATTTTCAAATGAAATATTATCATCATTACAATATAGACGAAATAGAAGGTATGATTCCCTGGGAACGAACTGTATATCTGGAACAAATAAGAACCCATCTAAAAGAAGAAACTAATAGATTGAATAATACCACAGAAATGAGCTTTTAATGCTAGACCCACAAAGAGACGAAAACGGAAAACCTAAAACCAGTGATGGGTACTTTAAACCTGTAAGTCTTCCAGAAATGAAAAAATTCCATAAAAAGGAATTAGATTTGTCAAAAACAACAAAAGCAAAAGAAGAAAAGGATAATGTCTCGACTAATAACAATCCTTATTTTCAACAAGAAAATTTTATAAAAAATATTCATAATAAAAAATATAATAAGACAAATAGATCATCAGATTTGTCGTTTAGTCAAGCATTAGCACAAGCTAAATCTGCAGCCTATAATCATCATAGTATTGCAGATATAGAAGCTAAGACTGCTAGAGTAATGAATATGATTGCTAAAACTGGTGTAGAAATGCCAGACAAGACACCTACTCAAGATGTTTCTAGTTCATCAAATGTATCAAATAGTAGTGAATCTATAACTAATATTAGTATGGATTATCTTACTGGATTACGTAGAGATTATGAACAAATGCCTAGTTGGAGAGGAAATATAGCATAATAAAAAACCCCCATTGCTGGGGGTTCCTTTTAACTCAGAGAAATCTGAATTATTACTCGTTGCCAAGTGACTTAAGATACGTATCAACATCAACGTCTTCAGTTTCCTGCTTTGGAGCATTTCGACCAGGACGTGTCCCTTGACGAGCCTTTGTGTCTGACTCAAAAGTATCCTCTTCACCCGCTTCACTACGAAGATTGCCGCCAAGGGCATCCACAAGCTTCACCTTGAGTTCTGCGTATGACTTGAATTCCTTTGGATCAACAAAGGGCTTCAGTGGATACTGACTGTTCCACAAAGCTTCAATCTTAGCATCATCACCATCAAACACAGCAGATGCTGCGCTGAACTCACTCTTGTCGTAATTAACGTAACCTTCAACCTTACGAATCTTCAACTTGAAATTAGCACCCTTCCAAAAGTCAAACGGATTGACTGTTGATTCGTCTGCAAATTCAGGATTCATCTGTTCTTGAATCTTGTCGAAGATCTTCTTTCCGTACTTAAACAAGAACACCTTACCCTTGTTTTGTGGAGTTGCTGGGTCTTCAACAATCAAAATATTAGAAGTGTACGAAAGCTTGCGCTTACGATCACGAGCAATATTCTTATCGCTTTCAGTACCCGAAGCCCAGAGTTCACTATTGCCTTCACATACTGGACACTTTTGACCAAGCGTTGTTGGGCAATTGTGAATAAACCAGCCACCCTTACCACGGAATGCATGTTGGTAAGTCTTGACCCACGGAATGTCCTCGCCTTGTACTGCTGGCAAGAACCGAATTACGGCGTATCCGTTACTGGCTGCATCCAGTACTGGTCGCCACATACGATCATCCTTATAATCGTTAGTTTTGTTTTGCTTCTCCAACTCAGATTGGAGTTTGCTGAAATCCGACGAATTCTTCTTCAAATCTTTAAATGACATGTAGTATCTCCTTTTGTAAGAATAGTATACAGGCAAAAACAAGGTTGTCAAGTCAAAATAATAATTTTGTTGTTTTTTGTAGAAAATTCAAATTTTCGCCTTCTTGTTGGATTTTCTCCACAATAGGCTTAGATAAAAATTTAGCTACGCTTTCGACAGGTAGATCTTTGGACTCACATACACTGATGACGGCATCTATATATGTTGAACTCCATTGTTCTACGTACTTCTCAACCTGACGACAAAAATCATTTTGGGTTTCATTATCAAAAAATAGGACCATAGTACACATATATATAACAGCTTTCATGAATAATACAAATAATACTTGGAGAAATAAATGCCAGATACAGACCAAAACCTTACAGTAGACATAACAGGAACAACTGCCGCTATTGCCACCGATTACGTAAACAGTAGTCATTTTCAGGTAAATAAACTTGCTTGGGGGGATACTGGAGCGGCTAATAGAGTTACTACGTCTACTCCGCTCCCAGTAAACATTCAGACGGTTACCGCAACTCTGGGGGTTACAGGCAGCGTTTATGGTCTGGGTAATTTTAAAGTTATTAACGGAACCACCTCCACAATAGTTGTTAGTGGAACCACCAGTTCCTCGTATGCTCCAGTTCAAATAAACGGAACAATCCAAGGGGTTACTAATAGCGTATTAGTTGGCGTTACTGGATCAGTTAATGTTATTAACGCCGTAACCATTCTTGGTGGCAGTACTTTCTCTCTTGTAAATCCAGTAGGCATTACTGGTGGTCGTAATTTAAACTATATTACCGATAGTGTTAGTATTCGAGGAAGTACTGTTGCAATTTCCAGCATGCCATACTTATCACAAACCGCAGACAGTATTCGTATTTACAGCACTGCAGGAGCAACGCAAATACCAGTTACTCTGTTTAGTGGTACTGGTGATGCGATTGGCTCATCTGGCGGAGCACTAAACGTTAATCTGGTTGGATCAGGTTTTACTGCTACCGTTAGCGTTGCTGCCGTGGTTGGCGTTTGTCAGTCAAGTCCGTTCTATATTGCAGGAGCTACGGCTGGTCCAGAAGTTCGTGTTGTCGGAACTTTCGGAGCATCTAAAGCAATGGCGGTAATCTTTCCGTCAGAATCTCCTCAATCGGTTTCTGTAAGCAATCAAGTTTCTGTGAATGACTCTGCAATTAATACTAATATATTAACTCTAGATTCTAAATTAAATACTCTAATTACTAACACCAATAACATGTACACCTCCATGACTAGTGGTGGAGTCACAGGCAGTCCAGTTCAAACCAAGATTACTGGTATTGCACGTCCAAGCATGGTGTATACGGGAACTAGGGGAATAACCTTTGGAACAATTACATCTTTAAGTTCACAGTCATTAAATACTGGAATTACCGTTAAAAATAAATCAACAACTGATATTAATCTTCAGGGTAATGGTACATCAAACAATACTTATTCTTTAGGAAGCAACGAAATATTGTTTATTGAAACTAACAACCTAAGCAATATTAGTTTCAGCGTTGCGTCTGGATCTGCATCATTTACCTTTATAGCAACCTAATTATATGTCTGTTCGAAATACAAAAAGTGGTTCGCCAGTTCAAAACATAACTCCTGGAGTTGAATATGTTCTTGCTCGTACTGATATATTTTATTTTCTTGAGTTTATAAATTACGAAAATGAACTATACAGTTCAGATTCCTCATTATCATCTAAACCTAATATAATATTCTATACGGAAAATGCAGTAAATAAAGTTATTTTAGATTATAGTGCTGCAAATACTACAGATAAAACATACCTTAAAAATTTCTTTGTAGGAATGAACCAAACAAACGGTATAAGTTTATCTAATTCTTCGTATTTAGAAGAACCAAAGGAAATAGAAGCAGACCTTTCCTCAAACTTAACATTTAACGAATTTAAAAATAATTACGTATTTGCAACAGTAAATTCAACAACAAATAAAAGTGCACAAACTGATGTCTATAATTCTGAATATTTTATTAATACTCCACAAATTAAAAGTGGACTATCATTACAGCAAAACACAACAACAAAACGAAATGCATTAGTCTGCCTTAATGTTGGCGGAAAATCATTATCTAGTCTAGGATTGTATGTTGGAGATCTTCTAGAAATAATAAACGGAAATTCAATAAATATTGGAGTTCGGTTTCAGATTTTAGATATTTTGTTCTTGAATAACAGAGAACTTATTGTGCTTTCTGGTGTTCCATTTTCTGAAAAACTGATAGGATCACCCTCAATAGTAAATCTATATCAACCACGTATAGGATCTCCTTCTACTACGGTGGATTCAACTGTTTTTGGTAATTGTATTATTAGCGATAATATAACAATTAAAAATGCAACAAAATATCAATGTCAATTACGATCAGGCGTATTCATTAAATATTAAATACAAGTAATTTGGTCACATTTCATATTTTCGTGAAATACTCCTGCAGTGAACCCCCAAGACATTAGTACGTCTCCGCCAGTATAAGCGCAGGCTATATCTGTGCCATAGAAACATTGGGTTATTCCAAAAAGATCTTGCTTACAGCAAGCTCCTAATTTTAGATTATTACAACTCGAATCATCTGAATTTTGTGTATCAAAAGCCATACCAACTCCTTGTCGGAAGAATTTTTTACCAACAATATCGGAAGATGGAGGTAATGGTTCGGTCCAAGCTTTTTCGCAAGTAACACAACTAGATTGGTATGCCGCAGTAACGCCAACAGCATTAGTTATTTTAATTATATCTAAAATGTTTTGTGCTGATATACCTGCACCAGTAACAGATAAACCATTAACGAATCCGTTAGTAATTCCGTATAATCCAGAATTCCAAGTTCCATTTCTCCAAACCCCCTTATAGGATCGTTGTGGCATTTTATCTGTAGCAGTAGCAGAGATGTTTGGAACAGGAACCCAGGATGGGTATTTTCCGCAATGACGTATCGACATACTTAATGATGTTCCTTCGTCATACGTTAAACCGTCTGGACCAATGTTAGAAGAACCAACTATTATGTTTTCTATATTTTCAGATGGTCGAGGAAGTTCTATGTCAATCTCATCAATGCCATTATCTGGATTCCATGTAGCTAAAGGCCAAGGAGGACAAGGATCAATCATATTACCAGTTACCCATATCACAATATCATTATAATTTTTTGTAACATGATTCATTGATTTTTGTTTGGTGAAGCCACCAGAATCAAAATATTCAGAAAGACCGTATTCATCAGTTTCTTCACAATGATGCTTTTTGTAGAAGATTGATCCTCTAGAAGTATCTCTGTACCAAGGAAGATTTCTTAAATGAACACTCCAACTTCTGCCACTTGCAAAAGATATAGTTGGATGAGTCATTCCCCATCTACTGTATCCGTCATCACTTGTTTTGTCACAATTTGGACACAACAAATCATTCACGCCCTTTGTGGGATCTCTAATATCAAAACCAATTGCAACATTTTCAGAATTGTAAGTATTTCCAGGAGAGTTATCAAAACCAAAGCTGTCAGCACAACCAAAATTTCCTCCTCCAGTCCAACCCTTAAAAGGAGCAGAACCAAGGCAAGATCTTGACCCGCATATACGACGATTCCATAATGCAAGAGAATTAGTAGTATAATCTATATTTCCGTCAATTATTATGCCGTTAGGTATTTTGGTAGCATCGGTTGGTGATCGGTTTACAGCACTTGTTGTTATGAAAAATGTATTATTTGATAATGCACCAAAACTAGAATAATTAGGTCTTGAAGTATAATCATCACCAAACACATTACCATAACGTTTAAACGTTTTTTCTGATATATTTACAGTATTAAATTCTTGAACTAATCTTGTATCATTATCTCGGAATTTACCAATAATAGCATACTTTAAATTATTATCAAATTTTACAAAACTTTCTTGAATCTGATGCCAACTATTAATTGGTACTTGTTCGTTTCCTGTACCAGTCTTACTATTTCCGAATCCATCACCAGTAACTAGTATTAACTCGTTTTGATTGCCAGGATTATATTTAGAGTTAGAAACTGGTCCCCACTGAAGATCATATGTTGCCACAGCAGTAGAATACCAATAATCTGTAAGTAAAGATGGATCTATAAAACCAGTAATAGGATCGCCATCCCACCATCCAACAATACCAACTTTACTGGAATCATCATTAACGTATATGTGATTATTGCGTAAGCCTTGCAACAAACTTTCCGCTTTATACATGGCTTCACTAGTAGTTGTATTTGTCGTTTCATCAGCAACAGGCACTGGAGCTGTTTCGTATGTTGCAGTTTGGGCATAACGATTATAATTTAATTTTAATAATAATTTTTCTGTTTCAGGAGTTTGATTAGGTATGTTATTTACAAACCCCCAATATACTGTTGTGTATAAATCATTTGAATTTAATACCAAATCTCCAGTTCCAGTAAATGCTATACGATCTACATGACCACCATAAACCCAGTTTGCTGGTTCGTCAAATACCCAAGGGCATGACTCTGCTTCAGGGTCTACTGGTGTATTTGGATCAAAATTACCAGGATGAATACCACCGTTGTCTGTTGAAATACAATCAACACCATTATTAGTCTGATCCCAACATGGTGTCAATGAATTGGTTGAATTTGTGCAAGCGTCTGGTTGCGTATCAGGTACTTCTGATGTGGTAATGCCTCTAATAAAATCTAATGCATTTTTTCTTGCAGGTGTTAAAGCTTCGTATATAGAAACATTACCAGACTTTATATAATATTTGTATAATTTTTTATTATAGACAGAATTAGGAATATTAATAGTTCCGTCAGGACATAAACCATCATTACAAGGTTGATAAACGGAAACAACTAAATCTATTTTTGGATCACTGGTAGATTTTTGGTGTATTGCTATGTAATTTTTACCAGAACGATCATCTACAGCACATCGATTAAGAATTACAGAATTGTCGACATTAATTTGTAGAGATGATTCTTCTGACCATAAACTAATATTAGTTGCTGACCATTTATTTGTCAAAAATTTTATTTGTTTATATGAAATAACAGGATTATTAGATGTTAGTGTTAAAATGCCAGTAATTTCACCATAATTAATAATTCCGTTTCCTCCTGCCATACCAACAACAAGAGTATTATCTTTCATCCAATTTAAACTAATAGGATCTGAAAGACCAATACCATCTAATCTAATACTTTTTATTAATACATTTAAAGGATTATGATTATCGCTAATATTCCAAAGTTCTATTTTTAAAAATCCAGTTATTGCATTAGAAATTGTAACTACTTTAGTTTTATCTGGAGAAAATGCTTGTAATAAAGTGTATGATCCAGATAAAGCATTAGAAAAATTAGAATATAGAGTAAACCCAGATCCTGTTTTTTGTAAAGCCTTTCCGTTTGGATTATATTTTTTAGGAGGTTTTGAACAGTCATAATAATATGTTCCGCTACAAGTATCTTGTTGATCTCCTGCTAAATTGCCTCCAGCAGCACAACCAAGACCGTCTCCACCAAGACCTGTTCCTTGCCCATTTACTTCATCATCAGCCCAACAAACATATTTATTACAATCACACGGAACAGACCACATGCGTGAACTACCTGCTGGTTTTCTAAGTATTTCTGGCCAATCTAATTTTATATCGTATGCAGTAAACCATTCTGGAGAAGACAAAGCTTCTGCATAATTAATTATATCTTCTTTACCATTATTTGTTACAAAGAAATTTTGCGTGTCTTGTATTCTTCCGTCATCTTCTCTCTTCTCAGTGTCTTTCCTTTCCCATAGTATTGTTGGCATTCCTAGAGTCCAGAGTGGTGTTCCTCTAGACTTATCGTAAAAATTACCGTATTCCATGATGGGAGGACTAGGAACAACTCCAAGATTTTGCGCAATCTGCCAAGGACCCCAAGGTCTAGACGGTTTGATTGCTGCTTCTCTAGTTATTGTCTCTAATAATGTAAATGGGCTGCATGATGATAGGGGAACACAATTACACTTTCCACTTAACGGATTTATCATTCCGTCTGGATCTGGATCACTATTACCATAAATTACTCCGTGAGAAAGACTGCACACATTATATTCTTGTGCATTATGCGATCCAACGTGATCACACCCAGGACAAACATCGCTATTATAACTATTGCTAAAAACATTTTGTGTGTACGAAAGCATTGCTGAGCTAGATTTGTCTGTTCTTGTTATATCATCATTCGCATCAGTATTAGTAGCATTAGAATTTGGAAAGAAAAGTAAATCAGTTAGTGTTTTGCTAAGTAATGTTTGTGGTCCTAACCAAGTAACTGTATTAGTTCCAGCAACACAACCAAACGAATGCATGTGTTCAGGGTAATGAAAAAATCCAGCACTTCCAGGCAAATCTCCTTGACCATTTAATCCAGGAGTAGCAGCTCTGTTTCCTCCTCTCTTTTCATAATCTAATTCTGGACATTCACTACCACATTCTGCATTAATATCAAAATAATTAACACAAGCAGAAATATATGTTCCAGCAGCACGACACAAGGGATGTACATTTAACGGTTTAGCTTGTGGTTTAAATCTGTCTTGAGGTGTAGGAAGACTGGCCCATCCATAATCTGCTTGTTGAAGATTCCAGACAGGATGTGTTCCGTTATTAACTGGTTGGTTGCTTCTACCGTATCCTCTTACGTGTCCAGCAGATAAGTATAAAGTCTTGCCTTGCCAATTTGGATCGTAGCCACGTTCATTATCGGTGGAACTAAAACAACCAATTCCTTCTGGTCTATTTACTGATAGACATAAATTTTTATTAGGATCTTTGGCATCATTTGGTAGTATGTTTCCATTCGGACCACCACATTCTGTAGAAGCATCACAGGTGGTTAGTTCCTCAAAGTACCATCGTTTTTTAGATTCGCATACAAAATTATTACATTTCACAACAATACTAGTGTCAACAGTTAATAACTTGTCACAATCAATTATAGTAATTTTACCATTTCTACAGTTTTGATCAGATTCATCAGTATTTGTTCCGTTTGTACAATACCACCAAGTATCCAAATTGGTTGCTGGTCCTTGATTAGAAGAAACAATGGTTCCGTCTGATCTGGTAAGATGAACATCTTGACTGCAATCACGACAATGTTTTTCGGATTTATCTACAGAGTTTTCTGTTCGTGTGGTTAGTATCTGACCAGTTCGTAACATGCCAACAGCAAAATCCGTTTTAATCTTTCCCTTTGCTGCACAACGAGACTTATCATCATGCGAACTCCACTTCTGTGCGTATCGATAAGAGTATTGGGGAACATCAACACCACCTTCATCTGTGTCTCCAGGAATTGTAGGACCAGCAAGACCCGCAGAACTACTGGCATGACTGCCTAGTTGTTCGCTTGATAATTTAACAACATGACCAAAGTTTACAGGATACACGTATTCAGTTTCCACACCCAGATCGAAATGCGGATAGGCTGGACTTGCTCCGTTATGCCAGTAACCTTCCCAGTCATTGTTTGCATTATATCTTCCTAAATTATATTTATTTTCTGGAACCCAGTTTTCTGGTTTACTGCAATCTGTTCCAGGAAGACACTCTGGGAATCCAATAGAAGGAGCTCCAATACAACATTGCTGACTTCCACTCTCAGAGGTTTTGATTAGCGATGTTCTTAGGTGTTTCCATTTGTTTACTTTGTCTGCAACTTCTGGATCACCCCAACACAACACGGTTCCGTCATTAAACATTACAGCACTTGTGGAAAATCCAGCGTGAAGGCTGCATATATTTTGTCTGTTTGGGTGAGGCTTAACGCCTGCTGGACGTAGTTCGTCGGGAAGTAACGAGTCTGGAACATTGCACTGTCCCATACTGTTCAGACCCCATGCCATTATAGAGTCGTTAGATAAACGAACAATGTTGTGGTATGCTCCGCACTCAATATCTTTTACTCCAAGAAGAATTTTTGGTGTTTCTAGGGGATGACCACTAGGAGCAAGTTGAGCAGGACTGTATGCATTTATTAGTTTGGGAAGACCCTTTCCTTCCGCTTCGTACAGAGTAACTCCTGTTCCTTCGCTGGTTCCATCAAATTTTAAATATGGTTCTAGATACCATGGTCTAGCTACTACTGAATCAGAATCAATAAATCTGTAAGAGTGAAACCCGATAGGCTTATAGGTACATTTTTGATTACAAGCACCCTCACTTTGGTAGTCACAAGATCCAAGAGGAAGAAGATCTTCAAAATCCGCAGGATAATTATGAAAAATTATTCCGTGTGTTTCGATTTTACTGTCGAATGCTGTTATGGTTTTTCTTGGACACTCTTTGTCAAATCCGTCAACGGCAATATTGTAGGAGCAGTCAGCGTAAGTCCAGGGATGGTATCGTCTATCGCCGTCTAGTGCTTTTGATCTTTTTGAAAATGAACCTTGAGTTGGCCATATAGAGAAATCAATTCCGTCTTCGCCAACAAGCTCATCATTTCCCCAGCTAGGTTTCCAGTATTGCTTTTCTGATTCCAGAACAGTTTCCGTATAGGCTAGTTGAGGACTGCCAGTAAAGGTGTGTACGCAACCTCCAGAACTTAATACGAGAAAATGATACCAGCCTGCCTTAACCATTATAGGTCCACCACAACCTAGCTGTACAACTTGTTGGTCACAACAGCAGACATTTATTGGCATGGCATAAACCTTTTAATAATGAATATTGAGTCACTCATTACACATATTTATACGATTTATTTAAGAGTCAACAGATACTTGGTGTGATTAATCGTAGCCAGCATTTCGTCTCGAATATTGGCAAGATCGGTGTTACCGTTCAGGGCAGAGCCTAATTCACCAGTGGTGAAGAATTCCGTGGCTTGATCCAGCAGCTTCGTGACAGCACCTGAAGCATAGTCTAGCAGAGTCATACGAATACCACCTGCCACAGAGACTTTGCCGTTAATACCCATCCAGGTCTCTACAAAAGCATCGACAGATGCGTCTAGGGCTTCGTAAGCCTTGCCTAGAGCCTTGTGTTCAGAATAGCTGGTGGTCTGCCAGTGGTACATGCGAAGTTGATTTTGAAGTCCAAGAAGTTTGTCGATCATTTGTTTTTTCCCCTAATAGTTAACTAATATACTCTAATAATGAATAGATTAACCCTTAATCAATCGGATACACTGGTATCTATAGAAAATACAAGTTTACTAAATACAGTATGATAACCAAGCTCAAAACCCTAATTAAACGAGTTCTTACCAAAGTTAAATCTAAACTTAAGAAGATTTTAACAAAAATAAAGAAAATTACTAATCCTAAAACCCCAGTCAAACGAGTTAAACAAGTAAAGTAAAGAAAACGAATTAAAGTTTTTACAAAGCAAAGCTCCCACCTGTGACGGTGGGAGCTTTGTTATTATAGATAATTGTATGAACAATTTCACGAATTTCCTCAGTCACCTGAATTCATTTGGTAGCCACTCAAGAACACTAAATGAGCAAGATGGACCAATAGAGCCACCATTAAGGACTGGAATCGATAAGTATAAGTATGGTGATGGAGGTTTGGTTCAATATGATCAATATAGAACCCCAAAAGAACCAACAGCAACTCCTTCAGATGATTCATATGATCAAGATGGACCAATAGAGCCACCGAGAACCGAAGAACCTGAACCATTTGTTGGTCCACCAAGTCCACAATCAAATAAACCAAGTCTATCACCATCACCCAGAAGTCAAAGAGATAATAGGGGTCCACTGCCCAATCATCACGGTATGCCAGCATCGCCTGGCGATTGGACTGGTCCTGTGTCCAGGCCAACCCCACGCCCCCCACGAGATTCTAAGGGTCGAGATTTCAGCGAAATGAATTCTTCTCTGAACGAAACCAGCAGTCATAATATTTTATTGAATTATCTCAACTCATTCGTTAAATAATCAAAGCATTGGTTCGTTGTCTGAGTCTTCCGACGGCTTTCGCCGTGGCTTTCGTATAGGCTTCTTGATATAGAAGTTCTTGTCAAAGTACTTGTTATCCTCGAAGCCAGGCCAATTCAACTTGTCCAAGGCTTTGGTTTCAGCCTTGATGCCCAAGGTGGTCATCCAGAAGCCTATGGCATATTTAACCTGCTTGATGGAACCGCTGTATTTGTTGGTTTTAGGGTTCCAATCCTTCTCATCCATACTGAGCAGAATGTCAAATCCCTTGTCAATCATCTTCTTGCCAATCCATCGTTTAAATTTAAGGTATACACGCATAATATAAAGTCGCTTTCTTCTTGTTAGTGTTAGGGGCTAGCATGCCCTGTGAGGCTCTAGGATTGATCCTGGAGCGTTCCTAGACGTTAGTAGTGATTTGGGAGGGGTTTGTTTGTGTGAATTGTCTCTAGAATCAAAAAGAGGCATTGCTGCCTCTTTTTGAACTACGATGGTCGAAAGGTAGCGGTTCCTTTTTAGCATGAATAGCGCAGTTCGCACTGGCACTATCCTTTGCCCGATCATAGTTATTTAGGCTTTTTTATTTTTCATCATCAGTGATTTATAGCGAGAAAGTAGGTCAGAAACCTTTAAATCCTTGATATCCACGGATGGTCCACGTGGACTAGATTTAGGCTTGTCTGCTAGTTCTTTTGCTCGCTTTTCAATAATATCAGTAAGAATCTGTCCATCAGAAGGACCAGACGCTTCGTACATTCCAGCAGCTTGTTTCTTGCCTTCTTCTCTTTCCTTCTTCATTTCAGAACCAGACTTTACGCCTTTGTTCCAACTCTTTGGTCTTTGCTTAGAAGCACCACGAGGAGCGTGAACAGGTTTCTCGGATTTCTTACCTTCCATAATGGTGGATAAGATTTTATCTTTAATCATTTGTCTTAATTCTTCTTTAATATTTTGCATAGTATATTATGTATTATTTTAAAGTAATGCGGCAACAAGTAAACCCTTCAGGACCTTCATCGTGAAACACAACATCTGCAACAACGCCAATAGTACCAGAGTCCGACATTAGGGGGTCGCCAGCCATAATGAATGGTCCACCCTCAAAGTCAAACATGCCTTCTCCTTGACGAACAAACTCGCTCTTGCCGTATAGCAGAATGTCTCCGTTAGGCAACAGGTCGTAATAACGAGGTTGATTGTAGCGTGAAGTACAGAAGAAATTTTTTGAGTCCACAGGAGGAACAGGATCCTTTGCCTTACCAGCAAGAAGCTGGTCGATATGTTCTTCTGATAATCCTTGTGCTCGATAACTTAATCGAAGCTTGGCTTGTTCTGCTAGGTATTCTAATTTTTTATTAATTTGCATTATTCGGTCTCCTTTTGTTTGTGCGCTTTCAAATAATTTAAAGCTTTTTCAATTCCTTCTAAAGTGTCTCCAAGTTTTCCAATACCAGTGTTACACGGATCACACAGCCATCCTCTAATCTTTAGTGTTTTGTGGTCGTGATCCAAACAAAACTTAGCAGTTGGTTTTCCGCAACACTCACACACATCTGGCTTGGGTGGTGCTTGTTTATGAAGCACTGCTCTTAACTGACTTTGAGTTTTTATACAGGATCTACATCTTGTATCTAATCTATCTTTGTGTTGAATATGCTTGGGAAATTCACGACAAGACTTTTCTTCCTTGCAATAAATGCAGGTCTTTTTTGGTGCATCAACCATGTCATCAAAATTATCGAATAGGTTAGACATGGTGTGTTGGTGAATGCGATTCGAGGGCTGCTCTTTCAGTGAATTCTTACTGATAGGATGCATCTCTGCTTTTCCCACATAATAAGAACAACCCCCGAATCGCATTCAAGATCTGTATTTAGTCCTTTAGTTTCTTCAGGGCTTTCTTGTATTTCTTCATAACTTTCTTTCCTGTTTCCAGAACCATCTCGTCGTAGCGTTTGTCTGCCTTGGCATAGGTCTTTTCTTCAAATCCGATTTCTTCTTGAGGAATAAAATTTACGCCGTTATACTCCCATGGAAAGTGCTTAAGCAAAGCGGATGCTTGTTGACGAATCCACTTTGGTGCTGCAGGCTTGGTACACATCAATTGTACCAAGAACTTGCGTGTTTCTTTCAGACTGTTTACTTCTTCATGTGGTAGAGTCATTTGATGTTTCCGTAGTTTCTGCCACGCACAAAGAAATTGTGTTCCGAGTCGGTAAACCCAAAGCATTCTTTAGCGT